GGCACGGAACCTTCAACTAGATTTTTCACACACGGGAACGGAGCATCATTTTGTAAGCTCAACACTTCCTTATGCTCTGCACACGACCCCTCTTCTGGTTTTAGCGACTCCGAGATTTCCTCTTCTGTAGGTTTCTTAAAAGGCAACGTCAATTCAGACTTCATGATTGCTACGACCACCTTTGCTGCCATATCCGGATCCACATTCTTCTGCTGACATAAAGTCTTAAACGCCTCTAAGTCAAAAGAGTCGAGATTCTCAAGCACTGATAGCTCGGATAATGCGTTGTAGTACTTCTCTGACTCTTCTAGAGGTTTGGAAAGATCACACGATTGGAACTCCTCCGCCTTCTTGTACTGTAGTACCAATCTGTCGGCAAAGGTACAGTATAGCTCGGGAACCTTTATCTCTAAGGCTTGTTCTGCTACTTTCACGAAACCACCACGTACAAGCGTCTCCTTGACCGAGGGAATAACCCCCATCAGGGCATCGCAGAGACTTGTCCAAATCAGCTCATTGGTGGTTCTGTCAAACTTCTGGAACTTTTTCAGGATTATTTCATCCTGCACATGACCCAACTTTGTTATAAGGAAAAATGTCATTGCTAATGGACCTAGAATTGCCTTGTCTGTGTCCCATTCAGACCTGGCAGTGACACCGTTAATTATGACTCTAGACCTAATAGACTCCACAAAGGACAGAACATTTGCGTAAGTTAAAGCCTTAGCTTGATACGTTTTTATGTGATTTAGGACCGTATAAACGAAATCCTTGTTCACCATAACCTCTCTCCTAGACATCCTACCAGTTGTGATAGAAGCGTCAAAGAGAGGGACGATAACCATGTCTCTCACTTTCGGGAACCAAAAGTTTAACGCAGCGTTATCCTTGAAGATGGTCCTCTCGGCATTAAGCATTGCTAACGTCTTTTTGTAGTGCCACGCATCGTCCATAGCCTTGTAAAACTCTTCGCAATCCACATTATTATGGTACACACCACGGAAAAGAGTAAAAGTATCCACTCTCGTAAACTTACAGTACCAAGTGTTGACTCTAGTAACTAAAAACTCCTTATGATACACAAACCGTTGACTAGCAGGAAAGAACGTTTTACACACATACTTAATTATATTACTAAAACTGTGGGTATAATTGAGAGTGCTCTCATTATGAAAGAAAAAACTTAAGTTATCGCCGGACTTCTGGAAAGTAGCTCCAATTTCATCGAGTGTGACTGTATCACAATCTAGAAGCATATTCTCATGGAAATGAAAGGCCGCGAAACAAGTTTTCACATTCTTCCTGAGTAGCGCAGAACCGAACTCCTCAACAGGGAT